AACAGATCGGGAAGCTCTCCGCTCTGCTCTCCTCTGGGTTAGCGCGCCGTTCGGGTTCAATCGACGGCGGCGCGCTTAACTGTTGATATCACGAACCGGCGCCGGTGCCCTTGACGCACGTTCCCGTACCGCCACCAGCGACAGAGCCGTGGCCGTTCAGAACGTCGCACAGATTGCCGAAACGACCGCTGACCCAGAGGCCGATGGCGACGATTGCCAGGATAGCCGCACCGGCAATGATGCCAACGAGGATGGAATATTCGACCATGGCAGCGCCGTTTTCATCCGCGCGGAATGCCTTGGCCAAGTCGAGAAGCTTCGTCATGTGAATTCCCCTGTTACCCAATACCCGGACAGAGGTGCTTTTGAAGCTCATCCCCCAGTCCCGCAGGCAATCCTGTTACCAGTAGGTTGTTGCTGTCAAAGGAAAATTAGCAATTCGTTAACCGCGATGGACTTCGTGGCGCGACTGTCTCGCGGATAAGTTGCTGAATTTCCGCTGGAATCCGGCCGGTTAACCGTATCGCCAAGAGGCTAATGCGGATCAGGCCAAAGGTCTGCCGCCCGTCATCCAAAATATACTGGAATATACATCCGCATTGTGTCGTCCCCTCACTCTAGCCGGACAAAGTCCAAATGTTGACGCCCCTGCCGCCCGCCGAACTCCACGTCATTTCGGTGATCTCGAATCCTGCCCGTTATAAGACGCGCGTCAGGCTGTTCCGAGAGTTCGCCGAACGCATGAAGCGATATGGGGTGACGCATTGGATCGTTGAGGCGACGAGCGGGCTGCACGAACCATCCATTGTGGACAAGTGCCATCCGAACCACATCCATGTCCGCTGCGATGATGAGCTGTGGGTGAAGGAAAACCTCATCAACATCGGCGCCCAGCACGCTATTCAAGCCGGGGCAAAGTTCCTGATGTGGTGTGACGGGGATATCCACTTCCTCAGGGACGATTGGGCAACCGAGACGCTATCCGAGTTGCAGGCTAGGGCAGTTGTTCAGCCTTTCGGGGATGTGATCGATACTGGCCCCGATCATGAGTTCCACGAGCGTCAAAGGGGCTTTGCTCATTGCTACGTCAAGGGCTTCGAACTCGGCCCAAAGAACAGGTTCGGCGGCTGGGAAAAATGTGGCCCATATGATGGGGGAGGGCCGTTCTGGCATCCCGGCTATTGCTGGGCTTTCACCGTTGAAGCCTGGGATTGCCTCGGAGGAATGCTGGACCGGGCCATCCTCGGCTCCGCTGATTTCCACATGGCCTGCGCCCTGATCGGCAAGGCTGATTTCTCGATGCGGTATCGCCGCGATCTGGGACGCGACTGCCATCCAAATTATCGGGCAATGGTGAAGGAGTGGGAGGCTCGGGCAGAGCGTCATATCGCCCGCAACATCGGCTACGTGCCTGGAACCATCGTCCACCATTTCCACGGCCACAAGGTCAACAGAAAATACCAGGGCCGTCGCGAGATCCTGGTGAAGCACCAGTTCAACCCGCACTCCGATGTGCATTATGATGCACGCGGGGTGTTGCGGCTGGCTCATCCTCACGATGCGCGCCGCCGTGGTTTGCGTGACGATCTGCGCCTCTACTTCCGCGCTCGCCACGAAGATACGCGTTGATGCGCCGTAAGCTCGCTAGTCGCGTCAGGCTTCATTGCGGGTGGCTGGGCATTCTGATGCTCATCCTCGATGCCGTTTCGCAGATGTGGTTCGCGTTCGAAAGCCTCCTGCCCATACCGCCGGCCGTCTACGCCAGCCTGGGCATCGTGCTGCTCATCGCCTCTGGCATTGGGCACCTATACCGGAACGATTAGGAGACGCCATGTCCCGCCTGAAGAAAGGCTCGGCAGCCGCTGCCGTGGCCGTGACGCTTATTGGGGGCTTCGAAGGTCTCCGTCAGAACGCCTATCCCGATCCGGCAACCGGCGGCCCGCCATGGACCGTGTGCTACGGCGAAACGAAGGATGTCCACAAGGGCGATTACCACAGCATAGCCGAATGCAAGGCCATGCTGGTCAACAGCCTTCAGAAGTACGCGAACGGCATTGAAGCATGCACAACGGTTCAGATGCCAGATGACCGTTTCGTTGCGCTCGTTTCGTTCGCCTACAACGTCGGCGTCGGTGCGGCCTGCAAGTCCAGCGTCGTCCGCCTCATCAATGAAGGTCGCACGCGCGAAGGCTGCGATTCCCTGATGAAGTGGGACAAAGCCGCCGGCATCCGCTTCCCCGGTCTGACGAAACGCCGCGCCAAAGAGCGCGAACTTTGCTTGCGGGGTCTCTGATGGAAAACCTCAAAGCCGTATTCGCACTACTCATCGACGAGTACGCCGCAGAGATCGGTCTCTTCCTCGTCGGCATCATCGCTCTCATTGGGTTAGTCCTGCTATGGCCGCTTTGATCCTCTGGATAGGACGAGCCACAGGGCTCTCCTCTCTGCTTTCGGCGGTGATTGCCTACGCGGTGATCGCCGCGCTCGCTGGCGGGGCTCTGTGGGGCTACGGGCACCACAAATATTCGCAAGGCTACGACGCCGGCGCCTCGCATGAGCGCATCGCATGGGAAGAACAGCGCAAGCGCGACCTCGCTAAACAGGCTCAAAAGATAGCGCAAGACCAGGCCAAAATCGACCAGATAGAAGCGGAAAACGCTGCGCTCGAAAGCCAACTTGCCAACACCCAAGAGGCGTTGGAAGCGGCCATTCACGCTGATGGCGCGGACCAAAAGCCGGCGATGTCCAAGGGCGTTGCAAAAGCTCTGAATTCGGTGGGGCGCGAATGAAAACGATCCTGCTTTGCGCTATCCTTACCCTTGGCGGCTGCGCCTCCTTCAATCGCCATTCAATTCTTCCGCCTACCACGGCCAAAATCCCCGCCTCTCTCAAGCAAGCCTGTCCCGGCGTCGTCACCATTCCCGAGCGGGATCTGACGGAAGCCGATGTTGCGAGGCTGTGGGCGGCCGATCGCAAATCCCTTCTCATCTGCGCTAAGCGCCATGGAGCGCTGGCGAAAGCAGCCTCCATCATCGGAGGCTGAAATGACCGAGCACGAAGTCAAGAAAATCGTTGCTGAGGCCGTGGCCGAAACCCTGCTCACACTCGGGATCGACACGACTGATCCTGTCGAGCTGCAGAAAGACATGGCCCACCTCAGGGCATGGCGCGAAAGCGTGCAGACGGTCAAGCAACAGGGCCTCGTGACAGCGGTTGGCATTCTGGTTGCCGGCATGCTCGGGCTGCTCTGGCTCGCCTTCAAAGGCTCTCCGTAAGACTACCCTCCCTCCCTCGAAAGGATACGGCCATGGAAGGCGAGACCCCTCGCTTCTGGGTTGCTTTTGGCATTTTGCTTGCCGCGTTGGCGCTGTGCGCCGTCATGCTGGTGACGCTGACTATCAGCGCTCACGCCGAGCCGCTTCCCGCTCCTCCGGTTGTCCATATCACGGATGATCCCGGAGGCTCGGTGGTTGAGTACTACAAAAAATATCAAGCTCTAAACACGGCCGGCGCAGAGATCCATTTTCATGGCCTTTGCGCATCGGCTTGCGGTATCGTCTTATTTTCAGAATTCACCGCCATCAAAGCTTGCGCCGATGAGGGCGCCATCTTCGGTTTCCACAAGCCATTCCAAGAGGTTGAAGGTAAGATCAACCGCACCAAGCGCGCGGTGAGAGAAACGCGTAAGCTTTGGGCCGCTTGGCTGGCAGAACTTCCCCTGCCTCTGCGCCACTATCTCCAAACCGTCCGCGTTCCTTCAGCGGCCGAAGGTGATGAGCCTAACGTGCTCTTGCTGGTCCCCGGTTCTGCGCTTATGCCGAAATGTCCTCTGACCGTTGCGGGTGAGTAACGTGGATATCAACCAAGATATTGTTCGTGAATTGCTTGACTACGATCCTGAAACGGGCGTGCTTACTTGGCGTATGCGCGGCCAGAAATGGTTTGCTTCCACTAGAGATTGGAAAGCGTGGAACAATCGATTTGCCGGGCGCGCAACCGCTACAGCTCAAGATGCTTGGGGATATCTGTTAGTGAGTGTCCTTGGGCGAAAGCAAAGGACTCACCGTCTCATCTGGCTATGGATGATGGGGGATTGGCCCACCGATCAAATTGATCATCTAAATCACAATCGTGCAGATAATCGGTGGTGTAATCTCCGGTTGGTAACCCACGCAGAAAATGGAAAAAACCAATCCATCCGGGTCACAAATACATCTGGGGCGATGGGGGTTTGGTGGGATAGCAAGCGTAATTCATGGCAGGCATATATCGATGCGAGTGGGCGTCGTATCCATCTCGGCCGATACGTCACAAAGACAGACGCCATCATCGCTCGTAAAGCCGCCGAGCGGTCTCACGGCTACCATGAAAACCACGGAGCCGCCCAATGATCCGTCTCGCAATCCTGAACTTCGGTTTCTGCTGCTTCCTCGCTTGGGCATGGTACCTTGGCTATGTCGGCTTCGTCTTCACGCATGACATCAGCCACCTATCCTACCTGATTTCCGGCGTGTTTGTGGTGAGCATAGCGCGGCTCCTGTGGGGCAAGACCGACCATCTGCTGGAGGCCAAGGAACAGCTAACGGGGCTCGGGCTCATCGGCACGCTGATAGGCTTCGTCCTAGCCATGTATGGGCTAAGCCAGACTGGATTTGACAATCCGGATGCGCTCACAAAGGCCGGCAACAATCTGATGGATGGGCTTGGCGTGGCGTTTTGCAGCTCGCTGGTTGGCGCCGTCTGCTCTCGCTGGATTGGCTTCATGGCGTACATGGTTGGGGTTGAAGACAAGAGATGAAATCTCTCTTCAACCTCGTATGGGATATGTACTCGGCGTTCACGCTGGTCCTGATGGCTTTGATCATGATTATCATCAATCAGGTCAATCCCAAGGCGAAACGGGATGAAAGCCTCCCGCCTCCCGGCACCATAGCTGTCCTCGCCTGCTGGCCGCCGGGACCAATCGATGTGGATTTGTGGGTTAATGGCCCCGGGCAAGACAAGCCTGTAGGTTATCCGCCGGGGCTCAAGTCTGGCAAAGTGTGGGCGCTGCTCCGCGATGATCTTGGCACGGCAGGCGACGACAGCCCCGTCAATTGCGAGAACGCATTTGCACGCATAACCCCAGCCGGGGAATACGTAATCAATCTGCACGGCTACAGCATACCGTCCCCTGTGATGGTGCATGTGGAGATTTCGATCAATGGCACTCTTCTTGACAAGACCGACATGGAGATTCGGTACAAGCAGGAGAGGACAGTTTTGCGTTTTAAACTCGATGGGCAGGGCAAGCTGATCGCCGGTTCAGAAAATCGCGTTTTCAAACCCCTACGTTCCGCCGGCAACTGATTGAATTTTTGAGGGAATTATGCCATCGTAAGTCGGGCTGATTTGGTGCTTGCGACACCGCCTCAGCCCTAACCAAAGCCCGAACATTGGAGGTTCGAGATGGCTGATAAATCAATATGCAAGATTGACGGTTGCGGCAAGCGCGTAGTCGCTTGGGGTATGTGCGATCCACATTATCGCGCATGGAGAAAAGCCGGCAATCAGACCGTTAGAACGAGACAGGAACCTGTGTGCAAGGTTGACGGCTGCAACAAGCCGTCCAGCACAGGCAGCATGTGCCGGTCGCACTATAAGCGCTTTCTGCGCCACGGCGATCCGCTCGCCGGCCGAACCGCCCAAGGTGAACCGGAGCGCTATCTGAAAACGGTCGTCATGACCTACGACGGCGATGAGTGTCTGCGGTGGCCGTATGCGTCGTCAGTCGGATACGCAGTAACCACAATCGACGGGAAACGAGAGTACGTCTCTCGATACGTTTGCATAAAAGCCCACGGTGAGCCGCCGACGCCTAAGCACGAGGCCGCTCACTCATGTGGCAACGGCAATCTTGGATGTGTCACCAAGCGCCATCTTTCATGGAAAACGGGCGCAGAAAACCAAGCTGACAGAATACCCCACGGGACTTCCAATCGAGGCTCCCGCCATGGGCTTTCCAAGCTTACAGAGCAGCAAGTCCGCGAAATCCGGTCTCTTATCGGAACGCTATCCCACAGCGCCATTGCCAAGAAATTTGGCGTCTCCCGTCCGCATATATCGGGCATCGCCAGCGGCAGAGAATGGGCATGGGTGAAGTGAGGAGCGCGCAAGTGAAAACCTTGAAGTGCATCAAATGCGAGCGGGAGATGGAAAACGTCTCTTCCGGTTGCCACCAGCCGGTTGACGGCTTGGGCTTCCACACTCGCGGTCACTATGGCTCGACCTATTTCGATCCGATGGACGGTAGCTACATCGAAATCTCGGTTTGCGATGAGTGCGTCAAGACGGCAGACGAGAAAGGGCTTGTCGGCCATGGCGATCCCGACCCTCGCTATTCATGGTTTGAGTTATGATCCTGCTCGCGACCGACTGGTTGGCCGTCGCGCTGCTGCTCTGTGTCTTCGCTTGGTTTGCCGGGCGCTGGCTGGCGCTAGCGCTCCCGTTCGCGGTAGCTGTAGCCGCGCTGGCGATCTACGTCCCCACTGGCTCGCCGCGCCTCACACAGCCGCCCCCGGGCAAGTATACGGTCGTCGGTGCTGACATCGAGGTTGACGTAGCCATATGGGCGCTTCTGAAGCCTGAGAACGGCCCCGCAGTGTATTACCGTTTGCCATACACCTCCGGCCAAGCCGGGGCGCTCCAGGAAGCCAAGGATGGCGCTGGAGAGAACGGGCAAGTCACCGCCACCATCGGCGACGAAGGCGGCGTTTCCTATGATGGCCCGCCCCCTTCCGCTCAGGATTTGCCGCCGAAGCAGGCAGAGCAGTCAGCCGTCTCTATTCCGTGAACTACCCCATCAACAGCATAGGGACACTCATGCATGCCAACACCGCCCACCCCGGAATGGCAATTGCGAGAAGCCGTCGAGATTCTAGCGAGGCATGATGGCAATTTCACCAAAGCCGCCGAAGCAGCAAATATGTCCCGCGCCGGCTTTGCGGAGCGAGTGCGGAGAGCGGAACTCCTGAATATACGCACCCAGAAGGATGAGGCGATAGAGCTTCCAGACTTCATCCACGGCGATGACGAAGAGCCGATAGATGAAATCATCAATCGCATGTCCCGCAACTTCGAGCGAGCCAAGAAAGCTCAGGATGCTCGGCAGTGGTTCCCGATCAAACTGAAGGAAAACAAGCCGATCGGCATTCTGTTTGTGGGTGATGTCCACATAGACGACAACGGATGCAACTGGCCAGTTCTCAGAGAGCATGCCCGGATCAGCCGGGAAACGCCAGGAATGTACGCCGTCAATATCGGCGATAGTGCAAACGATTG